GTTACCATGAAAAATCTAAGAGAGTATATAGAACTTGTTGAGTTAGCAGAATCACAAATACCAGAGAAAGATCGTAGCGAATATGACGATGAAGCTGGTATGGTTATGGGGAATCTAAAAACTATTATGCGTTCTTGTGATGAATTGCTACATACTCTCAAGAGTGATGAGAATCTTCCAGAATGGGTTCAAGAAAAATTAGCAATGGCCAAACAGAATATCTCTGGAATTACAGATTACATGAGAAGTCAGCATGAACAAGGTCTGGTATATCGCCAGGGTGAGTAATAAATTTCGTAAAAATCATAATGAGAATTTCTGAATTATTTGATCTTACTGAGGCACGAATGAAGGACTTGGCTTATGCTATTAGTCGTGGTGCGCCAAATCCCCTTGAGCGTAAGCCAGCTAAACCCGTATCAAAACACGCGGTATTGATTGCCAGTCTTGCCCAAAAATCAGGCAAGAGTGTACAGCAAGTTACAGCCATTTGGGACCATGCAAAACAACGGTATGGAACCAACTGGGCTCAAGTCACTGCTCAGACCAAGAGAGAGCTAGGGCTCTAACTCCACCATATTGTCAAGGATCAATCGTTTCACTTCGTGGGTGATACGGTTGACTATGCCATTCCCACTGTGCTACTATGGTTCTTGATTTTATGGTTAAGGTTGATGGGCCGAATATAATACCATTAGTGAATCCGTTCTGATGTGTGACGGCAGCTAAATCTAATCGCTATAGTTAGGCTTTTATGCACTACCCTTATTACGGTAAGGATGCCTTAAATCAAACACGCTTGGCGTGCCACTGATTTGCATAATCGGAATGGTTGAAGTAATTTACTTCTTAATAAATCTATAGAACACTAATGCATAGCAAATAGTGACCATTCTGTAATGTAGTCAATAAAGCACCTGAGAAGACTACTTAAAAATCCTTGTAAGTTGGGTAAGGAAGAGAGCCCATAACAGAAGTCTATAGCACATTAAATCTTACTGTTCGAAGCGACGGCAATAGCCAACAATTTCAGAGCATCACTTATAATAGTGGTGCTCTGGCTTCTTGCAATGGATGTCAGTAACAATGCAAGTAAGTTCTAACAAACGTTCAAATAAAAAAATTATTCATGAGCGTTAGCGAAATGAATATGAGCAACTTGTTGCTCTTTAATACAAGACAATATTATGAAAAAGAAAGATAGAAATAAATCTCAAAGTTTAGGTGGTAATGAATTACCTAAAGGATCTAAAAGAATACAAGTTCCTTCAGTATGGGATGGAGTTAAGACTGCTCCTTCAATATGGGAGAGGAATGATATTATAAGGAATACCCTGGGAACAGCTTGGGGAATAAGGAAAACAAAATGAACTTGCTAGATGAACATACTACTTGTGAAACGAGTATCAGATGGAAATTATTTAAAAACAAATCAACTCCCACTCCTGGGTTATTTTGTAAATGTCATAATGTATTTCTTATTTGGATACCAGATCAGTTGGCGTATGAATTAATTGATGATGAGAAAGTCCCAGTAGAGCCATGGGTTGAAATAAAGAAGAAATCAAAATACAAAAAAGTTAAGAACCTTAAGGCAGAAGATCTGCTTGGATAAATCACCTAAAAAGAACCCCATTTGAACACTTTTTCCATCTGCTTGCTAAATACTGTTATGCCAAATACAGGAGTAGCAGTAATGGAAAAAGTAAAGTTAAACAAAGAAGATTTAGAGATTGTCTTAGAAACATTTCAGATGATTGTAGATTGGAAGCATCGTTGGTTAGAGCGTCAAAACTGGGCCGAATTCAAAAGTAATTGGTTGCCAAAGTTTATTGAGTATGCTGAAGCAAATGAATGGCCAGTTCATCAAACAACAAAGAATGTCTTTGTATGGATGGAAAGTCAGTTAAAGTATTCTAAGCGCCTTGTCCCAAAGCAAAGACCACGTGATGCACAACCACTCGCTGAACTACAGTTAGGAAAAGAGTTCTTGGACATTTGCAAACACGCCGCACTTGGACAAGATCACTACAATCGTTCAAGATCCACTACCACTGAGTTTAATAATTTATTCAGCTAATGTAGCAGTAATAAATACAGTTAAGGAGAAACAAACATGAGAACACCATTAGAACAAAGACTGTTCAATACCCACCGCAACATTCGGCAAGTGGTCTATAACGAAAAATCACCAGCACATCAAATTTGGGTCAAGAATGGAATACCACTTGAAGAAGATGTTGGCGACCTGGAACAATTCACAAGTTGGGTTATGAAAAAACTTGGACCACCACCTTTCCCAGAAGCCCGCATTGTTCGCAAAGATCAATCCCGTGGTTATGTAAAAAAGAACTTAGAGTGGAACTCACACAAAACACAAGGACAGCGACTACTACGAGCAGCAAGAATTAAGTTTCGTGGAAAGACACAATGCGTTAAAGCATGGTCAGAAGAGTTAGGCATTTCCTATCATGTGTTATACAATCGTTACTATCGCGGCAAGTTGAATCTACGCCAAGTAGTCAAGGAATACTCATAATGGCTGGCCGCCCAATAAATCCAGACCGTTACGTAGTTGAAACTCGCGTTGGCTTCAGTCGTGCCAAGTGTCAAGCTGATTACCGTAATGAGGTATGGCAGCTAACCATTGAAGATTGGCGAGAGTTCTGGACCAGAGAACTGTGGCCACGCAGAGGAAGAACCACCAATGCCATTTGCATTACACGCCGTGATTATGAGAAGCCATGGTCCAGATACAATTGTTGTTTAGTGGATCGCTTTGATGCCATACGAGTTGCCAAAGCACGACAAGCCGGCCGACAGCCAGACCCAGCTATTTGGGCAAATGCAATTTACTTGGAGTAAACTATGAACATGTTCAACAGCGATTCAGATGACGATTTCTGCCCATACACAACACTGCAAAACCACGATGACTGGATTGCACAAATAGCACAGCATCAAGAAGGCCTTGCTGCATTATTAAAAGATCAAACACGACAAATCACACAAGATCACAGTTTAATTAAACAAATGATCAGAACAATCCAGATGCAACAGAATCAAATTATTGCCATGGACGATCGTATTCAACAACTGGAAGAAAAGTATGAAGACAAAAATTAAACAAATGCCTGCACTATTAGGTGACCCTCCTACCTCCTGGATATTAGTGGTCACTACCAAAGACTATCAAACAACAATGACATTCAATAATCGTAATGTGGCCAATGATGAATACAACAGAATTAAAAACTCCGCCATTTATGCTGGACAATGGATCTCTGAAATTAGCCTAAGGGATGCGCTATGAGATTTAAACAATCTCCTGCCTACTCCAATTTACGGAGTAGATTTCCACCAACTCCGATGCATCAAGCTTCAACAAATACTAATCTTTGGCCACAATGGGTTATCAATGGACGCCCTATGTGCATTACAGAATTTGCCACAGAATTATTTGGAGACACCCCAGAGAGAACAATGTTCTTATTAAAACACAGTGAAAAACCACAATGAACTTGCCTACAAAAGAATATATCCTTGAAATTCAAACTACCACAGAGTGTGAGTCATTGATTCAAAAATTAAATCAAGAGTATGACTTCTCTAAGACTGTGATAATTTACACAGATGGAATTGATCTTGTGGTCAATGCATTAGTCATGTTAGAATTCCGTTTAAAAGAAATCCAAACATCTGAAGCAGGCGTTTATGCAAATGAATGTAAATGGGCCAAGCGAGCACCCGAGCCAGTGATTAAACCAGAGCCAAAATCACGCGGCCGAGCCCCAAGGAAGTTTCGTGCTTCGGACACAGTATATGATTCAATATTTGCTGCCGCTAAGGCCACTGGTATTAAACTCAATACACTTAAAACTTATGTAAGCAGGAAACCGGACAAATATCAGTATATTGATGAGTGATCTGTTGCTAAAAAACAACATAATTTGGACTTGACAAACTGGTAAAACCATGTTATACTTAATCTATGAACAGCAATAGTGCAGTTCAAAACACACAGAAAGAGTAAAATGTCTTTGAAATCCCCAGTTTGGCAAGTGACAATTCATTACACAGATGGCACCGACCATGTCGAAGATGATGTTCGTAATTTTCGCCAAAGTGCTGCTGAATCCCAAGTTAAAGCTCATTGTGCTGATAAAACTAAAGTTATTGGTTATATTACTTCAATTCAAACTGGTGCAAAGTTTTCTGGAGAAATTTAAAGTCTTGTTGCATAAACACAACACGAGATTTTAGGATCTTGTGTTATACTTAATACATGAAATTGCAAAGTCGTCAGCCGAGACCAAGAAAGATTACAAATATGCGAGGTTTCCCAGTCTCTTTAATTATAGATAGAAATATCGACCTGCACAGTTTTAATCAAAGAGACTGGGTTTATGATCCAATCTTCAATGTAATTTTTGTTCGTCAAGATTCTAAAATGTTTACTCTACTGTCACTTTTATGAAACTCCTTGCTACACTCGTTCTGGCCATTGGCTTAACTGGTTGTGCAAGTCAATGTAAGCACTCCTGTGTATTTGGCTGGGGACCTGGTTCTCCGTCATTTGACGCAGTAGCATTACAACATGATCGCCAAGATGCTTGTCAAGGCGGCCCGGGTGCCACTCCAGAACGCCGAGCACAATTGGGTCGTCCTGATGATTACCAATATCCTAGCTTCTGTGGTGCTGGACGAGGTTATCGCAAACCCATTAATGTTTATAACACCAGCGGTCAACGCATCGCAGTAATCAAATAAGTTTCATCCCCTCCACGGCCAATCTACTATGGACATTCAACCGGGTTTCTGCTAATTCCCGGCAAGTGGAGGGGATATCTATTAAAAATATGACACAAGCCTATGTTTATAAATGGACACACATACCTACATTAAAATGGTATGTGGGTAGTCGATCAAAAAAAGGATGCCACCCCGACGATGGGTACATTTGTTCTAGTGAAATAGTTAAACCTCTTATAAAATCTTGTCCCAATGAATGGAGGCGTGAGATTATTGCAGTGGGTGATCCAATTGAGATGCGTGAATTAGAATTTGAGATACTTAATCTTTTTGATGCAGCCACTGATCCTAGAAGTTTTAATAAGTCAAACGGAAGAAAACAATTTGTTAATTTAGGTGATGGTCCTGGTCCTATGACCGGTAAAAAACACTCCCTTGAAACAAAAAAACGTATTGGAGAAAGTTCTAAAGGTAGAGTTCAAACCGCAGAAAAAAAATTAAAAATTAGCCAAGCATTAACAGGAAAATCTAAAACAGCAGAACATATTGAAAAAATGCGTTTAAGACAATTAGGTAAAACTTATTCTGATGACTATAAAAAGAAACTTAGTTTATTACATAAGAAAAAAGCAAGTAAACTTACCCCAGAAGAAAGAAAAAAAAGATATGGCAATAATGCAGGTAAAATAATAGGACCAGCATCTGAGGAAGCAAGAAAAAATATTTCCATTGGACGATTAGAAAGTGCAAAAATTCATAGGGTAAGTTGTATGCATTGTCATAAAGAAATGCATGCCTCATACTTTTATAGACATAAACACTGTTAAAGTAACACAAACAAGCCGGTTTTATACCGGCTTTTTCTTGACTAATATAAATATGGTATGGAACCAAACATACCAGAAGAACAACCTACCTCTAATAAAAGAGGGCCGAAGCCCAAGCAACTGACAGAAAAAGTTGTGCTTGGGCTTCCTGTTGGCCGCGATAAGAAAATAGTTCCACCCGACGAAGTGTTTAAATTGGCTGCACTTGGACTCAAGGTAACTGAGATTGCAGAATATTTTGGAGTCACTAATGATGCCATTAGTAGAAACTTTGCCGATATTCTTATAAAAGCAAAAGTTGAATTAAAGATTAGTCTTCGACGTGCTATGTTGCACAATGCCTGCATTAATCACAATGCAGCAGTTCAGATATTCTTAAGTAAAAATATTCTTGGATTTCAAGATTCACCGCTTGATTCCGAAGCCAACGCTCCGCTTCCTTGGAATGATGATCTATAATGCCACTAAGTGAAACGCAAAAGATTGTTGCACAAGATCGACATCGTTTTAAAGTTGTTGTAGCGGGACGTCGGTGGGGAAAAACAACGCTTGCGATAAGATCCATCTGTGAGGTTGCCAAGGAACCAAACAAAGACGTTTATTACATTGCTCCTACCTACAGGATGAGTCGCACAATTATCTTCAAGCGACTAAAGCAAAAGCTCATGGACCTACGTTGGGTCAAGAAGATAAACGAAACCAACTTAGAATTCACACTTAAGAACGGCTCCACTATTGCTCTTAAGGGCGCTGACAATCCTGACTCACTACGTGGTATCTCACTGTCGGCAGCAGTGTTTGATGAATTTGCTTTCATGGATCCTGACACATGGAACACAGTTATACGTCCTGCACTGGCTGATCAGCAAGGCTCTGCATTATTCATAACAACTCCAATAGGTAAAGGCAACTGGGCATTTGATCTGTTTAACATGGAACGTGATCACCCAGAGTCGTGGAAGAGTTTCAAATATACAACACTAGAAGGCGGCTTTGTTAGTGAAGAAGAAATTGCCGCAGCTCGCAGTGAAATGAGTGAGCAGCAATTCAAGCAAGAGTTTGAAGCAGACTTTGTCACAGCCAGCAATCAAGTTGCGTGGGCATTCACTAATGATAACGTTCGTAGATTAGAAAATCCTGATCTCACTACACTACACATTGGAATGGACTTTAACGTATCGCCTGTTACTGCGGCCATTTACGTTCAGCGTGGCCAAGACATGTTCCAAATTGATGAAGTTAATATGATGAACTCTAACACACAAGAACTTGCAGATGAGATTAAGTCAAGGTATCCTAGGAGTAAGTTAATTGCTTATCCAGACCCTGCAGGCCGCCAACGCAAAACTTCTGCTGGTGGCAACACTGACTTTAAGATACTTGAGATGGCTGGCTTTGTTTGTAAGGCACCATTTAAACACGACTTGGTCAAGGATAGGATCAACGCTTATAATGCACGTTTATGCAGTGCAGAAGGTGTTAGACGCTTGTTTATTGATCCTCGTTGTAAATATACGTTAGAAAGCCTTGAGAAGTTTTGCTTTAAGCAAGGCACACAAATTCCCGATAAGGACTCTGGTTTTGATCACTTATTTGACGCGGCTTCATATTGCATACAGTATATGTTCCCAATTACAAAACCAACCGCACCACTTCCAGAAAGAAGATGGGCACACAAAATAGGATAAAAATATGGCCAATCAAACGCTATTAGATGACTACACCGCTCTTGCGAGCACACACTACCTTTATACACGCAACCGTGATAGATGGCAATTCTTATATGAGAGCTATGTTGGTGGTGAAGAATACCGTCGTGGAGCACACTTAACTCAATACGTATTAGAGACTGCTGGTGAATATGCTGCACGTCTTAACAACACACCACTTGATAATCACTGCCAGTCAGTAATTCAAACATACATCTCATTCTTATTCCGTGAAGAGCCAGAGCGTGACTTTGGAGTATGGGGTGATCAGCCTGACGTTCGAGACTTTTTAAAGGATGCCAACTTAGAAGGCATGAGCTTTGACAACTTTATGAAACAAGTTTCTGTTTGGACATCGGTGTTTGGTCACGCTTGGGTTGTTATGACCAAGCCCGATGTCGGAGCAGCAAGCCTTGGAGCAGAGATTGACATGGGTGTTCGCCCTTATGTTAATCTTGTGACTCCACTTGTTGTATCAGACTGGAAGTGGGAGCGTCAAGCAAATGGTCGCTATGAATTATCTTACTTTAAGTATGTTGAAGAAGTAGTTGATCAAGTCACTGTTATTAAAGTATGGACTAAAGAATTGATTCAAACATGGTTCATGGATGACTTTAAGAAAGAAGCATACTTGCAAACAGAAGAGATCAACAACCTTGGAATGATTCCAGCAATCTTAGTATACAATCAACGCAGTGTGACCAAGGATGTTGGCGTAAGCGACATTGGTGACATCTCTGATTTACAGCGTCAAATCTATAACTTGACTTCAGAGAATGAACAAGCAATTAGATTAGATGGCCACCCAAGTCTTGTTGTTCCTCCAAATTGCCAATTAGGTTCTGGAGCAGGTGCCACTATTGTTTTACAAGAGGGCAGTGACCCAGGCCTCAACCCTTATTACTTAGAGTCAGGTGGAACCTCCGTTAACAATATTCATAGTAGTATGGATAAACTGATTGAATCAATTGACCGAATTAGTTTCACAGGTGGGGTTCGTGCCACAGCCAGTCGCACTATGTCGGGCGTTGCTATGGAAACAGAGTTTCAACTTTTAAATGCCAAGCTAAGTGAGAAAGCAGATATGATGGAACTTGCTGAAGAGCAAATTTGGAAGTTGTTTGGCCGTTATCAAAACCGTCCTTACGATGGTGAAGTTGAGTATCCAGGATCTTTCAATATTCGTGATCAACAACGTGAATTTGCACAGTTGGCCACTGCTAAATCCGCAGCAACTGATCCACGTGTGCTTACAGTAATTGATCATGAGATCATTGAATTGCTTGGTGAAGACCCTGCACTGGTATTAGCTAGTAGTGAATACTTGCCACCAGAGCAACTTCCTCCACAAGAGCCATTTGAACCGCATGTTATGATTAACCTAACAACAGGCGTTGAATACATTGCCCGCACAGAGCAAGAGCATTTGGCGTATGCTGCACTGGGTTATGTTCACAAAGAAGATTAAGGAAACACTATGAGATCACTACCACTCAGAGGCAGCAGAACTGCCAAGAACCGTAAACGTCCACCTAAGCGGTAATGACGCAAAAAGACCTAAAAAATAACACCTTTTAGTTCTTTATTATAAATATCACTGCGGATAGTTCACTATCCAATAAACACACTCTTTGAAAGGGAGGCTAAGGCGACGATGTCCGACAATACATTGGCAAACGATGACACTGGGTCATTAGATAACAACAACCAGGTAGCAGAGAAAACTTATAGTCAGAAAGAAGTTGACGACATGATGGCACGCACCAAAAGTGCAATCCAAAAGAAAGTCAGTTCCAAGTATGAAGACCTAGGTGATCTCGAAGAACTTAGACAACTAAAGTTAGAAGCTGAACAACGCAGACTCGAAGACCAAAAGAAACGTGGTGAGTTTGATAAAATCATTTCTGATTTGGCTGCTAAGAAAGACGAAGAAATCCGCAAGCGTGATGAAGTTATTCGTTCTTATACAGTAGATATGCCATTGGTATCCACCGCAGCACAGTTAGGTGCAGTGAATCCAAAGCAAGTCCAAGCATTATTGAAGCCTAGTCTTAGATTAGGGGAAAGTGGCGAAGTTGAGGTGCTCGATGAAAAAGGCACAGTTAGATATTCTGATAAAGGCACTCCTTTCAAAGTTGAAGACCTTGTCAAAGAATTCCTCGATTCAAATCCACACTTCAAAGCTGCTGGACCAGCAACTACTCAAAGTAAGAGTAACGTGAGTCAATCTCGCGAGAAATTAGACATTACAAAATTGAATATGTCAAATCCAGAACACCGCAAACTTTATGCGGAATATAGAAAAAGTTCTGGAATAGCTTAATACATTAAAAGGAAAATATTATGTCCGGAAGCACAAGCGCAACCCTAAATGACTTACTACCTACAATCGTGCAAGAAGCGATGTTCGTTGCAAACGAGCGTTCGATCATGCGTGGTCTAGTAAAGAATTACACATTGGCCCCAACACAGGGCAAGACAATCCAAGTTCCAATTTACCCACAGCAAACAGCAGCCGCTGTTACTGAAGGTGATGAAGTAACTAACACAGCAGTTTCTACAGACGTAGCAACTTTCGACATCGCTCAAGTTGGTATCCGCACATTGGTTACTGACCTAGCATTGAACGCAAGTGCTTCTAACGTAGTTGCTGACCTAGGCCGTTTATTCGGTGAAGCAATTGCTCGTAAGATGGACACAGACTTGATGGCAAAGTTCAGCGACTTTACAACTAACGTTGTTGGTTCCACAAGCACAACTATCACTCCAGCATTGGTTATGCAAGCTATCACTAAGTTGAAAGCTCAAGGCGTTTCCAGCGATGGTATCGTAGCTGTTTTACACCCATCCGTTGCTTATGACCTAAAGGCTGCTTTGACAACTCAAGGTAACGCTGCTTTCACTGGCGGTGCTTACGGTGCTGTTGCCAACGAAGCAATGCAAATGGGTTACATTGGACAATTGTTTGGTGTTCCAGTTTACGAAAGCGCAAACGTTCCTCTAGCAGGCGCTGACGCTGGCGATTACAAGGGTGGTATTTTCCACCGCGACGCACTAGGTCTTGGTATCATGCGTGATATCAGCATCGAAACTCAGCGCCGTGCTTCCTACCTAGGAACAGACGTTGTTGCAAGTGCTATGTATGGCACAGGCGTTGTTTACGAGAAATACGGCGTTTACGCTCCGTTCGACTCAAGCATCTAATCTAAGGAACTAAGATGGCCTTCATAACAGTAAGCGGAAACGTTATTGCTTTTGCAGAATACAGCGATGTCACTGATACTGACCAGCGTTTGTTTGAAGCGAATGAAGGCATATCTTCAGAAACTATGGTAGAGGATTTAACAGAAAAGGCTACTGCACGTATCCTTCAGTTGATCCGTAACACTGCCTGGTGGAGGAGATATTATCTAGTTGAAGCGAATGAGGCACAGCGTCAAGCTACCAACACTCGAAGCACTCCTGATGTTCCGCTTCCAAATGCCAACTTAATCTTGGCACGAAGAGCGGACTTCACGGACCTATGCGTTTATTTTACACTGTATGAATATTTGTTGCCAAAAGTAGCAGACTTCTCCAGTCAGGATAATGCAGAAGTTCAGAAGATCGGAGTGTATCGCACCAAGTTTGACAAGCTGTTTTTGGAACTAATCGAAGACGGAACATGGTATGATTTTGATAACAGTGGCACAATCACTGCTCTTGAGAAATTGCCAACCCGTGTTAACCTTGTGAGAGTAAGATGAGAACTGAACTCCTAGCAGCAATTACATCAGCAACCAGCACACTTACCCAGTTTGCTGTTAGCCAGGAATTGCCTTGGGAACAAAACGGAACTCCGCTTTTCCGCAAGAACTTGAAAAAGATTTATGTTGATAGTGAAAGACAAGAAGAGACCACTCTGATTCCTACACTAAACGGCGGCGAAGTATTTCAAGAAGATTTGATTGCCAATGTATATGTGGCATGCGATGCAAAAAACCCTCCAACGCAACTAGATGCCTTAATCTCTCAGATTCTAAGTGCAAAAAAAACAACCAATGTAGTCAACTTCGGTAGCGAAAGCGATTACACCGTTGATAAACTTGAAGATGTATTGATTTACACATTTGAGTTTAGATTCAACCAAGCAACAACTTAAAGGAAAATAAAAATGGCATATCTAAATGTCTCGGCTCCTACAAGCAACGCAACTATCCAGATCTCAACAGCGACTATCGCTTCTACAAGTTCTGGTTACATTGTTCCAGCTCTACAGGACGTGACAATCAACAACGCAGCGGGCGTATTCAACTGGACTCAGTTGGACACATTCTCGCAATTGGCAGTTTCAACTCCAGCAACCAACAGCATTGCAGCTAACATGGTTCTAGACTCCACAACTTTCTTCACAGGAAGTGCTGGTGTTCCAGGATTGTTTGAGTTAAGCAATGATGCAATCGAAGTTTACTTCCGTGTTTACTTCAATGGTCGTGGAACTGGCTCTAAGTATGTAAGTGGCTCTGGCTTCATTACAAACTTGGCACCAACTGTCAACCCAACTGCACCTGTTTGGGTTAGCCCTATCACACTAAGTGTTAATGGCGACTTGACCAGCGGCACAGTCTAATCACTGATTAGATAGTAAAAGAGGGCCTTTAATCGGGCCCTTTCTTACATCCGCTTAAATATATCGAAAGGTTAAAAGATTATGGATTTAAATGATTACTCCAAAGAAGACCTTCTCAAAAGTCTCGAAGCAGAAGTTGCTAAGAGTATGGGAGAACTACGCTGCCTACAAGGCGATGCAGTTAAAATAAGCAGTAGACTCAAGTTTGCACTTGCAGTTCTACACATTCTAAAAGATAAAAAGGATTAAAGATGAAACTAACACAACTAGCCGCAAAACCACAATTAGTTAAGATTGAACTCAACGATGAAGACGTCGTTAAAGAGTTTGGGGAACCTATTGAGTTTTGGATTTATGACCGCCAACCTATGGACACATTCATTCGTCTTGCACAAATGAAAAATGAAAATATGAGCGAGATCATTGACGCAGTGAACACAATGGTTCTTGACGAAGATGGGAAACCTGTTGTCAAGGATGAAATGATGCTACCAACACACATTATGACCAAAGTCATTGGCAAGGTAGTAGAAACGCTGGGAAAGTAACACAGGAGGCCATGGATCCTAAGAGTATTGAAACTACTTTACTTCTCAGCATTGATTCAATGGGGCAACGCTATGGCATGTTGCCTTCAGAGATCGTAACAAAGGCTTCAACCTTTGATCTGGTGGTAATGGATATGGCAATGACATATGAGAGACACATCAATGAAAGCAGTCAAGAAGGATACATTCCACCTGTTTCCGTTGAGGAACTCTTAAAAATCAAGGAACAAGCATGAGTCTAAACTTTAAAATTGAGATAGATGATAAGATCACCCCGGACACCAAAGCCAAACAAAAGAAGTTGGCCAAGGTTCCCGATGAAGCCTACCTCTACTTTAAAGCTCATACTCCTATTAGAACTGGTAATGCCCGCAGTCGAACAGTCTTAAGGAAAGATGTTATTACTGGTGCTTATCCTTATGCACAGCGTCTAGATGATGGATATTCAAAGCAAGCCCCAGATGGTATGAGCAAGCCAACTGAGGCTTATATTAAACAGCGTTTAGACGCTATCATGAAAAGGAAATAAGGTATGGCAGATTTAAATTATACCGCCAGAGTTGATGTAACACAAGCAGAGGCCAGTCTCAGCAGATTGCAAAAGAGTGTTGCCGGAGTTAGTGATACATTCATTAGACTAAAGACAACACTGGCCACTATTAGCCTTGGTGCCATTATTGGTCAATCACTACAATTTGCTGATGCTATCAGCGACCTAAGTGATGTCAGTGAAATTGCCATTGGTAACATTATAGGATTTGGCAAGGCAGTTGCAGCCAGTGGTGGAACTGCTGATGGCGCACAGAAAGCAATCTTAAAGTTAGTCAATAGCATTGGTGAAGCAGCAGATGGATCACTGTCACTGCAAAATGCATTTGCCGATGTTGGTGTTACTTTAAATGACTTAAGAACTACCAGCAATGAAGATATCTTAAAGAAGACCATTGACGGTCTTGATAAGATGGAAAATAGTGCCAAGCGAAGTGTTCTCGTAACACAGTTGTTAGGCAAAGAGTTTCGTAATGTTGCAACTGGTGAGTTAGGTGCCGCTTATGCCGCTGCCACTGCCGAGAGTGCAAAGTATGCTGATGCTATTGCTAAAGGTGCTGCCGCACAACAAAATATTGACAAAACACTAAGTGATCTTAAGATTGGTTTGCTTGAAGCCATCAAGCCATTTACTGAACTTGCAAGTGAAATCAACATTGGAATAGAGGCATTTAAAAGATTTGGTCAAGCCTTAATTGCGGTAGGAGTAGTTCTTGGTGGTGCATTCTTATTCACTAAAATTATTGCAGGTATCAGAGCACTATGGGCAGCTATCACTGTCGTATCTACTGCAATAGGTGAATTAATTGGATTAGGTAGAAATTTAATTAATGGGTTTAGTGCAATTTGGCGTGCAACTGAAGGAGCAGGCGGTGCATTCTCTCGTATATTATTAGCTATCCAGGCAGTTGGTGCAGCTATTTCAGAACTTCTTGCTCCAGCATTTGCAGTTTTAAAACCTTTAGTTATTCCAATCTTGGCATCAATCGCCGCAGCATGGGGATCAATTCAGGATAGCACAACAGCGGCAATTGCAAAAGCTCGCGAATATGCAGATGCACTAACATTTGGCGTATTTGGACTTACAAAGAAAGAAGGCCCAAAAGGCACACAGGCTGATGTTCGCCGTGTTGATAATGCAATTGAAGCACAATCTAAAAAAGATGTAACTGTTTTACGAGAAGTCACTGATGCTCTTGCTAAGAAGCGTCAAGAAATTCAAAAGGCCAGTGATGCATTTAAGCGTCAAAACAATGAAATTATTGACAACATAAACTTAGAAAAGTCGTTCATTGGCAAGACTGAAGATTACATTGAAGTTCAAAAGGCTGTTGAAGAAGTTCAAAAACGTGCTGCCAACGAAAGCCAAAAACTGCGTGATGCTAAAGCCGCATTGAGCAAAGATGAACAAGGCTTGGCAGGTGTATATGATCAACAAATTGCCAAGATTGTTCAAACGGCACAAGTTGATGCTGATCGTATTGCCAAGTCAGTTGAAGGATTGCAAGGACTACGTTTAGTTGAAAAGGGTCGCTTACAAGATATTGAAAATACAACCAAGGCCATTGAATCTCAAATTAGTCGCCAGCAAGCATTGGGTGATATCATCCGTGGTGCAAATCAACAAGCCGCTGAAGTAAGGGGCGCTACTCCAACAAGCCAACTAACTGGCCTATCCAGTATTCAACGACAAATAGTTGAGATACAAGACTCGGCACGCAAGGCAGCAATTGAAGCCGCTCGCAGTTTTGCAGCTAACTTTGAAGACAATGGTGATGGACTTACTCCAGAAAGTGCCCAAGAATTGGCTGATGGCCTGGACCAAATTGCTGAATCTTATAAGAGGCTGGCTGATGCACAGATTAGTGTAAGTCAAGCCAATTACGAAACTTCAAGAACATTTACCACTGGATGGGCAGATGCTTTTGCAGAGTATGCTGAAAGCGCCAGCAACTCTGCCAAGCAAGCACAAATGTATTTTGAAACATTCACAGGTGGCATGGAAGATGCTATGGTCAATTTTGCAAAAACAGGCAAACTAAGTTTTAAAGACTTGGCCAACTCCATTATTGCTGACTTGATTCGCATCCAAACACGCAAGATGATTGTTAGTGCTATGAGTGGTGGCTTAGGTGGAATTGTCAGTGGTATTGGCAGCTTGTTTGGATTTGCCGCAGGTGGCGCAACAGACACAAGCCCAATGATTGTTGGCGAGCGTGGTCCTGAATTGTTTATTCCAAACTCAGCAGGACGCATTATTCCTAACAATCAATTAGGTAACAACCAACCGCAGCAAATGATCACTAATGTAACCTACTCCATTCAAGCAGTTGATGCAAGTAGTTTCCGTCAGTTGGTTGCACGTGACCCACAATTCATCTATTCAGTAACAGAAAAGGGACGCCGTTCCGTTCCAACAAGGAGATAAACAATGACCACTAGAGGTTTACAACAAATTATAGACACAGCGCAAAGCATTGAGATTAATCGTCCAAGGATGGTTAGTCAAATGGTAACACGGAGTGGTCGTGTTCGCACAGCAGAACGGGCAGCACTAACACCATTCCAAATGATTGTGACTCCACAGGCATATTCACGTTGGGAAGATGTGCGTGATCTAGTTGAAGGCATCACAGTAGTTGATCGCAACTTAAACACCTGGGTCAAGTTAAGCAACACAGCAGGCATGAATTACATCACAGAGTATCGTGGTGAACTAACTGATACACAGGTCAACGCACTACGTGTCTCTTCAACAGGCACAACTGCCACTATTTTTGGAAATGAAAACTTTGATACTACTTCTATTCGTGGATTCACTACGTCCACTAATTTTGATTATGTCGAGATTGGCGGAATTCCTGCAATCGGTGCTACTTTAGCCGACGGAACAGCTTGCACTTCTGCCACTAACATATTCCGTGCAGGTGACTGGATTCAATTACGAACACTGGCCAGTGGTGCAACCAACTGGGGTATTGCTAGAACTATTCCACTTGATGTAGAAAGAGGAACTGGCACAACTGTCAAGGTTCCAGTGAATCGACGTTGGGTCAGTGCTAATCTTGATCGACGTGGTGGAGATATCTATGTTGGCAATGAGATAAGATTGCGAATGCTAATTACTCGTTTGCCTTCATTCAAATTGCTGCCAGGCAAAATAGTTCAATGGACATCAGACTTCGAATTGCTTGAAGACATTACATAAGGATCGACAGATGAGCACAAACATTCCAGAAGTTCAAAGTCCTAACATTCGTCATTGTTTGTTAGTGGACTTTGAAATAAATTCAACAACAACTTATTATATTTCCAACGCTTATCAAACAATAAGCTATAATGGTCATGACTATACCGCACTTGGTTATTTTATGAGCATGAGTGAGTTGCAAGGTGACATTAAAACCACCAACAACCAAATATCAATTGGCTTAAGTGGCATTCCAAGTGGCTTGGTAGGTGATCCAGGATTCCTTAACCTTGCACTAAACTCCAACATTAAAGGAAGCCGCATACATGTTTATCGTGCATTCTTTGGGGCAACGCCAGATGACATGAATGTGTATCAACGCTTCTATGGTTATGTTTCCAATTATTCACTTAACGAGACCTGGGATGAAAGTGCAAGACTAGAAACACAAAGTGTCATTCTACAATGCTCCTCATTGAATGGTATTATTGAGCGTCAATATTCAGGACGCAGAACAAACGAAAACGATCAACAACTTTGGTTCCCCAATGACACAGGCATGAGCCGTGTTAAAGTTATTGCCGGAGCAAGTTTTGACTTTGGAAAAAAGATAGCATCATGATCAGATCAGCAGATTATAAAGATACAAAGATTATCGTTGAATTGCTTCAACACTTTATGAAAGAAACCTCATACGGTCATGCCAATCAAGCCGGCTGTGATGTTGAACATCTTTCTAAAATTGCTTGGCTGTCACTACAGCATGGTCGAGTTTGGTTAGCGGAAGTTGACGGAACGCCAGCTGGGTTATTACTTGCCGTAGTTGAACCAAATATGTGGACACCGCGAGTTCGCCAATTACGTGAATTATGCTGGTTCGTGCTACCAGAGTATAGGAACACATTGATTGGCGGAAGATTGTTTAAAAAATACTGTGAATATGGTGATTCTTTGATGGAATCAGGCAAAATCAATCAATATTTTACAACAATTATGTCCACAACAGAAACAATAGATCTTGGCCGCAGAGGCTTTAGATCAACAGAACAAACGTTCATTAAAGAATTAAAGGGAGAATAAGATGCCAGCATTTACAGCCGCAGCGGCGTTCTTAGTTGCAGAAATTGGTGGTATTGTATTTGCCGCCGCAGTAGGTGCCGCAGGTGTTGCATTTACTACCTCCGTGGTTGCCATTGGATTAGCAGTTGTCACAAGCCGCCTTATCAATGGTAGTCCAGACACAGGAGGCGGAACAGCACAGGACCCAGGTGTTAGAACACAGCTACCACCTGCCACTTCAAACAAGATCCCAGTTGTTTATGGATCAGCAAATACCAAAGGTGTTATCACTGATGCACGACTAAGTTCGTCAGGTGGTGATACCAATGACTTAATGACTTATGTCCTAGTTCTTAGCGAGCAGACACAAAGCGGAACATTTACTGTAGGCGATGTTTATTGGAACGACAGCTTATTGACATTTGGTTCAGGTGCAGACACACACGTTGTTAAGAGTTCTATTGACCAAGGTGGTGAAGGAACAACTTCCACTAACTTTGCAGACTTGATCAAGATTCGTGTTTACTCTGGAGATGCAACCAACTCCGCAAATCAAATCTTCCCCGCAACAAACAAAGTCAGTGCTATTTCTTTCCTTGGCGAAAGTGACACCAACTACAAGTTGAGTGGATTAGTTTATGCGGTTGTGCAGATCAAATACTCCAGCGAGAAAGGTGTCACCGGCTTAGCTGACATGACATTCCAAGTGGAGAATAGTTTAAAGAACCCTGGACTTGTTTGGTATGACTACATGAGTTCGTCACGTTATGGTGCGGGCATTGACTTAAACCAGATTGACACTGTTTCAAGTATAAACACAGTGACATCCACAAGTTTATACAGTATTTCAAACGAGATTCCTGAGAATCAATTCAACAGTGATCAAACTGCGGCATTTGCCGGATCAATCTCTTGGTATACTGGATCAGTGGCAGCAACATTAACTGTTACTTCAATGACCAGTGGCACAATTGGAATTGGGCAATTGGTAGCAGGGGCCAGCATAACAGACAGTGGCTTCAAAGTCATAAGTCAAACTAGCGGAACCACTGGCGGAGCAGGTGTTTATGTATTGAACAAGTTGGATTATGTTCCACTTGGACCATTTTCAACATTAACTTTTGCAGGCCCATTTACAACTTCTTCTCCATCTACACAAGTTCGTTATCAGATCAACGGTGTTATCTCTCCAGGTGATACAGTTAAGAACAACATCGATCGTATCTCACAAAACTGTGCAGCATGGACATCTTTTGATTATGTAGATGGACTTTGGAAAGTTATTCCAAACCGCCCACTTACTTCTTTAGAATTAGCAGATACTTTTGAATTCAACGATGACAACATCCTTGGCGAAGTCACTGTTAATGCAACAGACTTAGAAAGTCTTTACAACTCATTAGAAATTGAATTTGCAAACCGTGTTCAACGAGATCAAGTTGATTACTTCCGTGGCGCTATCCCTACAGAAGATCGCAACCCACTTGAGCCAGACAACACGCTGAACATGCGTTTGGACTTGGTTAACAATGCTATTCACGCAGGGCGTATTGGACAACTTGAATTGCTACAAAGCCGTGTTGACTTGGTCATTACATTCCGTGCTGACCACTCTGCACTGCAAGTTGAATCTGGCGATGTTGTTAGGATTACCAACAGTGTTTATGGATTTGATCAAAAGCCATTCCGTGTTACAAGAACACGAGAAGTAGAAACAGAAGATGGTGGATTAGTAACAGAAATTACTGGACTTGAATATAGTGCAGATATCTATGCTGACCAAGGGCTAAGTGATTATGCTCCAACAGGTGCTAGTGGTATTCCAGCAGATGGCAGTTCCGCAAACTTGCCTGCTCCTTCAGCTCCTACATTCAGTGCGTTGAATCCAACTTCTAACACACCTAACTTTACAATCTCCACTGTAATTGGCGCAGGTAGCGGACCAGTTGATTTAGTCGAGTGGTGGTATGCTACTTCAGCAGGTGGAACATACAAGTATCTAACCAATGAACACGGAAACTTCTTTGCTGGACAAACAGTCAATGATGTTATCTTTGGACTTGGAGAAGGAACTTGGTATCTAAAAGCTCGTGCTTCTTCTAACAGTAGATACAGTGATTTTAGTTCAGCTTCTGCTTCCTTTACTTGGGCACCAACACCAGGTGGTGTAGACAATGGAACAATTTCAACTGCCACAAACAGTAGTCTTGTTCAAATTACTTCTACTGCCACTAACCTAAGTTATGTTCCTTTGGTTAATGCCAACAGCGGATTCCAAAAGATCTATGCTGACAGCAACTTTACTTGGAATGGCACAACGAAGACTGTTAACTTTGCTTCAACTGGAACACGCATTATAAGCGAAATGTCATCTAATACTGTTCCAAACAGCAGACTTGGATTCCAAACAAATACAACCAATGGAGCAACCGGTATTCTTGCATTACCAAATGGATCAAGCACCGTTGCTGCTTGGTATGCTGTAAACAATAGTGATGCTACCAATGCGGGTATTGTAGGTGTTCGTATTGCAGGGAATGAAGGACAATTGTATGCCAACAGATTTGGCTCAACTGCTGTTCAGCCATCAATGGGATTCTACACCGCCGCAGTTCAGCGTATGACTATCACATCTTCAACCGGTGTGGTCTCCGTTCTTACTAACACAAATGCCACTTCAACTTTAACAGGTGCATTGGTTGTTAGAGGAGGAGTTGGTATTGGCGGCAATGCAGTAGTTGGCGGAACAATGACGCTGACTCCACTCTCTGCACTTCCTGCTTCTTATACTACAGGAACCATGGCCATGGCTGATGCTGTTAATTGGAATCCAGCAAGTCCCGGTTCTACCACTACTCCATATGTTGCGGTCTTCACAGGAGCAACTTGGATTAAACTTGGCTAATAAGTGGCATTTGGTGCAGTAAATTAAACACTGCACTAAATATCACAAACAGCAAAACTTTGCAGGGCCTTAGTCTTGCAATTTTACAACTTACTTGGAGCATACAATGGCTGGTGTCTTAACAATCGCAAATTATCTGGGCGGTCCAGATAACGTTCAACTAGAACAAATCTTCCCCGGAGATCAAAAGATCCTCCAATACAACTTTGGTGTAAACATTACATCCTGGACTTTTAGAGTAGAAGCTCAGACAATCGTTGTTAATCCACTGACTTTTGATCGTGATGGAACTCCTAACTTTGCAACTTCTAATGTAATTGGTTATTTCCCAGCAGTTTCAATTGGCGATACATCAGTTGCACCAAGTGATTACATTTCCGTTGTCAATACAGTAGCTGGCACAGTTGATATCACTGTTCCTAAAGATGTTTATACTGGCCCTATTCTTCCAGATGCACGTCAAAATGTTCCAATCACAGTAATGTCAGTAAGCTGGACAGGTGTTCCTGATCCATATAACGATACTCCAGCTCCAACATCTACACACCGTTGGGCATTCATGCAGTGCTGGGCACCTGGCGTAACTCCTGGCGATCCAACTACAGACGGCAGCTATCTAGTAATCACTGCCTAAGGAGTAACCTATGGCAATTGTAAGCGTAACGCTAAATCCCTATAACTTTACTGCGACTATCCAAAGTGTCAGTGGCCCAGCCGTCACTATCAATGGACAGCCAGTTCAAGTTGTTAGCACAATAACAAATCAAGTCACTGTTAACAATTCCAGCACTGTAGTTGGCATTGTAGACAGTGGCATTATGACCATCCTTAGTGCATCTACTTCAACAATAGATGAATTTGTAGGCAATGGTATTAACACCGTATTCACATTAACTGAAGAAGTCTTATCCAGTGACTTTGTTGAAGTAGTGGTAGGTGGTGTTGTTCAGAATCCTGGACTCACTGACTCATACTACATTCAAACATTTGGCACAGGAACAAGCACTGCAACCAGCATGGTGCATTTCACTGAAGCACCACCAGATGGCATTGATATTCTTACTAAGTTTTATTCCATTAAAGTTGCACAAGACTTAATTGGCCCACAAGGACCGCAAGGCGAGCAGGGTGAACCAGGACCTCCGGGAGCAACTGGACCAAAAGGCGATACAGGTCCAATGGGTCCAGGAGCAAGTAATTTAACTTGGTATACACTTCCATACATGCGAGACAGCAATGGACCAGGTGAAATTGCCATTGGTAAGTTAGCAGGATGGACATCGGGAAATAGCAGTATTTCTATTGGTGAAGAAGCTGGTCGCACTAACCAAGCTGCTGCCACAGTTGCAGTTGGTCAGTTTGCTGGTTGGCAAAATCAAGCATTAAGTTCCGTTGCCGTTGGCAGTGAAGCCGCAAGAATTAATCAAGGCTCATGGGGCATTTCAGTTGGTCGTTATGCTGGTTATTCAGCTCAAGGGCAAGATGCCGTGGCAATTGGTCACCGTGCAGGAACTGAAACGCAGGGTATCTACTCTGTTGGATTAGGACCATATGCTGCTGAACGTCGTCAAGGTGACTATGCAGTTGCTATTGGTAATGTTGCTGGACAAATTGATCAAGGCAACAATTCAGTTGCCATTGGTCGTCTTGCAGGACAAACAAGTCAAGGGATTGAATCTGTTGCAATTGGACACTGGGCATCTACTTCTACACAAGGTGACTACTCTGTCTCTATTGGACGCTATGCAGGTGAAAGCCTACAAGGCACACGAACAGTGGCAATTGGTAATCGTGCTGGTGAATACAATCAAGGGGACTTCTCAGTTGCCATTGGTGGTCTAGCAGGCGGAACAAACTTACCAGCTAACACTATTGTTCTAAATGCACAAGGTTCATTACCCAGTGGAAGCATTGCATTAAACCCAACAACAAGTGGCTTCTTTGTCAAACCAGTTCGTAGAGTAGGTAGTGTTCCAGTAGGATTCTTACCAACTTATTATAACCCTACAACGGGTGAATTCATTGTAGTAGGATAAGAACATGACATTAAGCAGAATTAGAAAAGGAATGATTGCAGATGGTGCAGTCACTCCCGCAAATTTAGATTCAACAGCCAACTTTACTTTCAGCAAACTTACTACACCAGAAATTGACGTAAGTGGAACAAATGGATTAAAGATTGACACACTACGAGCATCCACATCTAGTTGGGTTGCTTTTTATAACCCAACAACCAAAGAAATCAGTTATGGTCCATCTTCTGCGGCAGGTGGAACAGGACAAACATTTGACCAAACATTAAACACAACTGATCGTGTAAGATTTGCAGGTGTAAGTTCAACAACTGCCACTATCACCAGTGCCACTATCACTGCTGGTTTTGTAAATTCATTGCGTGTCAATAACGCTTACAATTTGCCAACAGCAGATGGGGCAGCCAACCAATACTTAATAACAAATGGTGCAGGTCAGTGGAGTTATAAGACAGGTCCAAATCAGGATCTATCCACAACCAACAGTCCAACATTTGTAAACTTAACATTAAGTGGTCAGCGTTTCACTGTCAATACTGCCACAATTGGAACTGCAAACATTACAAATGGTTCAGTCTCAGGCGTATTCACAACTGGTTATCTAACTGTAGTCAATGATGCTGCTGTTAGTGGAAACTTAACTGCCAATAACATCACAGTCAACTCCACAATGAATGTTAACACCATTCAGTCAACTGGCACGTTTGAAGCAAGATCAATTAAGCTAAGTGGTGGTCCAGTTGATTGGGGATTGATTGGTGATTACGGAGTAGGCGGAGACCTTTACATTCGTGCAGGCAATGGTGGTTCTATCACTATTGGCGATCCTACCACAGGCGGTCCACGTGCATTGATTAAAATGTATGGTGATATTCTTCCATACACTCATAACAAAACAACACACCCTCGTAGTTTAGGTAGTGCAACATACCGCTGGCAAACTGCCTGGATTGAAACTATCACAGTTGGTAAGAATACAATCATATTTGAAGATGAAGAAAACAATTCAACATCTACATTGAGTATTCAAACAGGAACTATCTATGTTGATGGCGTAGCTGTTATTGATCAGAATGTCACAACAGGCGGAACTCCAGTCTTTAGTGATACAACTATTACAAATAGTTTGACTATTAATGATTACACAATGCCACCAGCAATTGCATCCACAGCAGGATATGCTATGGTATCTGGTGAGAGTGGACAAATTGAGTTTCAACAAGCAGTTCTCTCAAGCAATATAAGTATTGATGGTGGATTTTCAACATCAGTATATACACAAGAAGATTTTAAAGTTGACGGCGGTGGCGCCTTCGCATAAGGAAATAAACAAATGGCAAATAAAATTCAATTTAGACGCGACACAGCCGCTAACTGGGCCAGCGCAGATCCACTCCTAAGTCAAGGCGAATTAGCACTTGAAGTAGATGAGTTCAGAGTTAAACTCGGAAATGGTATTGACACCTACAATGATCTTCCTTATTGGGAAGGTCCACAAGGCGAACAAGGTATTCAGGGAGAGCAGGGAATCCAGGGCGAGCAAGGTATCCAAGGCATCCAAGGAGAAAAGGGTGACAAGGGCGATACCGGTGATCAAGGTATCCAAGGAGAGCAGGGCATTCAAGGCGCCAAGGGCGATAAAGGTGACACCGGTGAACAGGGTATCCAGGGAGTTCAGGGCGAACAAGGTATCAAAGGCGATACTGGCATGGGATTCCAAATTGCCAAGACCTACTCATCTGTTGCTGCCTTAGAAGCTGACACAAATCCAACTGGCATTCTTGCTGGACAGTTTGCTATCATTGAAACTGGTGACAATGAAGATCCAGAGAACAGCAGATTGTATCTATGGGATGGAACAGTCTATTCTTATACAAGTGATTTAAGTGGTGCTCAAGGTATTCAGGGACCACAAGGTGATCAAGGTATCCAAGGTGTTCAGGGTGAGCAAGGTGTTCCAGGAAATGATGGAACTGATGCATTGTGGAACTTTACCGCTGCTTACAATCCAGGTGCCTCTTACGCAGTTGGTGATTTAGCAACCTATGGTGGAAGCACTTGGTATAGAATCAATGCCAACGGCGGAAACGTAGGTGACACACCAAGCGAAGGAACATTCTGGACCATTATTGCTGAGAAAGGCGATCAGGGCGAACAAGGTATTCAAGGAGAGCAGGGAATCCAGGGCGAACAAGGCATTCAGGGAGAGCAAGGTATCCAAGGTATCCAGGGAGAAACTGGCCCACAAGGAGAAACTGGCTTAACTGGCGCAACTGGTGCTCAAGGTATTCTAAGTGGTATTGTTGTTACTTCAATCACAGCAACCTCTGATCCAGCCACTAACCTAAATGATTCCGAGATCATGCTGGACAACTCAAATCCGCAACTTGCTACCAAGTTATGGATTTCTTCAGACTATGATACTGCAAATCAGTTGTCTCCATGGATTGAGTCCGTTAAAAACGTAACCAGTGCCATTAAAGCACAGTTCCAATTTGGTAACACACTACCTTTTGTTATTGGCAACATCACTAACATTGGTAGTCTTCAAACCGGAACAAACACTTCTTACTATGAGTGCGACATTGTTCCATTGTATGGTGTGACCACAGCAGTTGATGGTAATGTTTCATTATCTTTCATCCCAACTGGTGACAAAGGATCATTAGCAGAGTCAGTATTCCGTGGCACATTTAGCTACTCAGAAACTTATGCATTTAATGATATTGTTATCTGGACAGGCTCAAGTTTTGTCATGGTCAATCCAGCAGGCACATTCACTGATGACCCAAACAACGACACCACAAACTGGAAGTTAATTGCCTCCAAGGGCAATCAAGGAGATACAGGAGCTACTGGTGAAGGTGTTCCAGCTGGTGGAACTGCCGGACAAGTATTGTCTAAAATTGACGGTGATGATTACAATACACAGTGGATTGATCAATCCAGTGGATATGATCAGTCATTGAACACAACTGATTCAGTTGTATTTGCAGGATTGCGAGTTAATGGAGATAGTAGATTAAACGCTATCATTGCAGACGATGATACTCAAAAGGTTGTAGTGTCTGCTGATTACACAGGTGAAGGTTCTGGAGCAGGTGGTATTATAACAGTAGGAAGCACTGGTGCTGATATTGGCAATAAGATTACAATTACTGCGGGCGCTGTTCAAATACAAAACTTAACTTATCCTTCTGTCGATGGAACAAGTGGCCAAGTATTATCAACAGATGGTGCAGGAGTATTAAGCTGGACCACAGCAGGCGGTGGAAGTTCTATTCCACTTATTACCGCAGCAGAAACAACTGCCACTACTACTGCCACTGGCAAGTTAGTATCTATCAGTGACAATGGCGGACGTCTTGCTTATTATAATGACACAATTACCAACTGGTTATATGTATTCAACGACACCGTTGTTTACACTCCACCTACTCCACCAGCAGGTAATGATCCATTCTATGCTGATGTAAAATTCTTGTTAGAAGCCACTCCTAACGTAGACGTAAAAGGTAATGTTTCTATTTCAAATAGTGGCGTTACACAAAGTTCTACACAGACTAAATTTGGCAACACATATAGCTGGTTATGTGATGGCGCAGGAACTACAAACTTAACCATAAGCAATGCAATTAACCAAATGGGCACCAACGACTGGACCATGGATATGTGGATGTGGAGTAGTTCTGCCAACACTGATTACAATGCATTGTTTGCCTGGGACAACGAGTGCGAATATCGTCATGAGCCAAACGGAAACTGGTATTGGTATGACTTTGGTCAAGGAATTTATCCTGCTGCGTTTGGCACACAACCGACAGAAAATGGCTGGACATTCTTTACAATAGAACGCCATGGAAGTAACTTTAATCTTTACTTAGATGGTGTTAGAATCTATCAAGGTTCTGCCGCCAGCATGAACATCAACAATTCTACTATCTGGTTTGGAAGTGAAACTAACAACAAAGGTTGGGCAGGCTACTTTGACTACATTCGTCTAACTCAAGCCGCACGTCACGAAGGTGCTGACTTTACTCCACCAGCAAGTGCCGCTGAATACGAACCAGCAGCTTAAGGAACAAACATGAATTATATTACCGTTGCAATAAAAGACAACTACAGCGTGTATGTTCAAGAAGACCGTCTTCTTGAATTTACACAAGACTACTTCTTAGACTCTGTCAAAGATACTCATGCCAAAAACATGTATCTATATGACTGCATTATGGCAGGGTGGGTCAAGCGAGAGCCACAAGCATAAGGAACCGCAATGAGCACAGATTTAGAAAAAACAAGTTTAGAAGCACACGTTGATCTTTGCCAAATGCGATATGCTCAGTTGGATAATAGACTTGCCAGCGTTGAGAAGAAGATTGATCAAATTCAATCCGAGATTATTGCCAACAAGAAAAGCCTGGCCACAGTTATTATAACTTCAGCAGGCACTATTGTAGTGGCTCTAATTGGAGTGGTCACTGTTCTCTTAACCAAGTTATAATTACCAATTACGGTCCGAATACTAAATTATAGTATGGACCGTAATGACTTTTATAAACTGGTAGATGAACACGCACTAATATGGCGTGATCGTCGCATAAACTCAAACTTGGATTTATGTGAAGTGGAACTAACACCATTTAACATTTTCCAAAGTGATTTCATTTCGGTAAAACCTCCTGTCCAGAATTGTGAAGAATCTGGATGTGATCAAGTAGTAAGCGGACAAGTCACTACATATGAACTTAAAGATTCTGGACTGTGGCGTAAATCCTGCAATACTTGTAAGCGAAAATCCACGGTTTCTTCACCATTAGAGACAGAAAACATAAATACAAAGTAAGACAAAACATGCAAATTCCCGTTGAGTTTCTCCTTAACTGATTTACTTTTAACTTGTTTTGTCTTATACTGTATGTATTATTGGTCAGTTGTAGATTTCTCTATAACGGTTACGGCAAGGACTCAACCCGATAATATATTTCTTCTTATACAATCATTGGAGTGCAATGCTCCGCTTGATAGCCCCTTTACTGGGGCTTTCAAGTGAGTAATAGATGTTTGCCGCATCAGTTATTCGTATAAGAAGAAAGAAATAAATGACATATCAACCCAATTTTAATGACCCCCGTGTTCAGGCACGAGCAACTCGAGCTATCGGCTTTGCCTGCGGTGTAATGAGCGAAACTAAATCACATCCCTGGAGTTCGAGATACATAGACAAATACTTCGGTAATTCAAGGAATGACTTATCTAGATATTTGAGAAAAACTTTACTGATTTGCACAGATGAATTTTATAGATTTAATTCAGATGATAAGAACAAATGTAAGGAATACAAATTAAATGTAGAAGGGTTGAGCTGCCTTAGAGAGGCACTGAAAATTAACAATATA